GTTGATTTAGATGTAGTTATAGATTTAGGTCTATCTAATAGTATTATCTTCAGGCACTTACCAGCTATTTCACACATAAACGTGACCCGAGCCAATTCCACCTTCCTCGAACGCATACAACGCCGAGGTAGAGTGGGTAGACTCAGACGCGGTATATATATTAGTAGTAATAACTCTTATTCTCCAGAACTCCCCGTTCATCCTTACTTTCAAACTCTATTCGAAAGACTCGCCTCTCCAATCACTCCAAAACTCAAGTTTCAACTCCTTTCACGTTATCATCCTTTCGTTACAGACGATCTACTTGACGACAATGGTCTAATCACACACTACTGGAAACACCCCTCATGTCCCAATACGCAATCGCCACCAAAGTTCAATTTTCCACTTGACGATGCTAAAACCTACCACGCAAAATGGTGGGACCACACTGTCAGCCCTAGTACCATTCGGTCAGAATTTGTTACGCCCTAGAACTAGAAGTAATACAAACTCTCTTTCTAGATCACCTCAAGTCCCTAAAGTCAATCCTGTAGTACCACAACAATCAAGTAAGCAAACACATATAGTAACACCAGTCACCATGCCTATCTCCGATATTCCAACTCTGCCTAATGGCAACTCTGACAACTTCTCAGTTAGTGATGCACAAAAACAGCTCCAGACCATAGTTTCCCGTACCCACAACAGTGACTCCTTAGAGAAAACCTTTGGTGAAAATTCCACAAAAACAGAATTGGACGGTTCCAACGACGCTTTCGATGAATCACAATTCAACCCCGCCCTCCAACAAGATCTCTCCATACCTGGTCAAACTAAGTTCCTCTCTTCTCTCGCGTTCAAGCCAGAAATAGACCTCAAGTTCAACCCAGTAACTAGATGCAACACTGTCAATCCCGACCATCTCTCTAAATGTCTCTCGAATGCATTAACAACCTTCCAGACTGTCACCAAACTCAAGGTCGATGGTTCCAAACTTCCATCCCTTTTCAACACAGCCTTAGCCTGGCACATAGCCGAATACAGACCCACTGCTGTCACACATGGAAAGATTCTAGATGTAGACGCCCAACAAATCTTCGACGCGATCATCAACAAAGATAGAGGTATAACCATACGTCGCATTGCACGAGCATGGTCACCCGCCATCAGTAACGTACTTTACCATTACGCGAATCTAAGTCCGCCCGTCTTCACCACACAGTGCAACGATACATTCGCAGATCCACATACCAGACTCGCAGTCGCACCATACTTCTTTGATGGTATCGACCCCGGTATCATACCTGTCAGCCTCTCCCGACTCGTCGCAACCGGTTTAGCTTATTCCAAACGCCAAGCCACCAACTCTCCTTACTCTCTACACAAACGACCAGCTTTCGTCAACCAGAAAACTGAAGACCTCAAC